TCCATGCGCACTTGATCTCAATGAGTCCGTTTTCCTCGCGAATCATTCCGTCTGGAGAGCCTCCGGCGAACTGCTCATAGCCCTTGAGGGGGATGAAGCCTACCTCATAGACTTCATATCCCATCTGAAGCGCGTAACGCTGCCTTGCATCTGGTTCCCAGAGCTCTCCATGTTGGACGGCGCGGTTGTTGACCTGCTTGAGCTCGTTGTCCTCAATGAAGGCATCATCAGGCATGAAGTATTCAGCCACCTTGCGATTGAGCCATGTGAAAGTGCCGTCAGAGAATGGAACTTCCTTGGTCGTGACCCTCGACTTGGGGTTGGCTGCCTTGAAAGCGGCCAGCTCCTCTTCGGTCATGGGCTCCTTGTGATTGTTCAGCAGGAGATAGATCTCCGATGCAGTCATCTTGCCTTTGCGGGCAAGGAACCACTCTCTACTTCTTTGTTCCATTCTTGTCCTCCTTCCTTACGTTATCGTCATTATCGAAAAGACCTTTCGATGGATCTACGTCCTCCTGTACCGACTCAGTAGGCATGCCGTTTGGATTGTCGGCATAGTCCACCTCGACTGCATCGATATCCTCGATTGACTCCATCATCGTGAGGTCTTCCCTGACCACGCCCTGGTCGAACTTGATGGCACGCTGCATCTCGATGGAGAGGATGCCGTACTTGGAGAGCAGGAGTTTCAGCACCGTCTTCAGGCACATGGCCTCCTGATTATCCTTCCAAGGGCCAGAGTTGAACGATTTGGAATAACGCCTGCCATGAGCCAGCGCCTCGTCCTTGGTCATATAGAAGTATTTCTCGAAGCCTCCGACCGTGCGGAAGTAGGCCATGTAGCCGATGACCTCATCAGACTCACGCTTGGACGCATCGAACTCATACTCATCGCGGAAGGGGTCACATTTGATGAGTTCGCCCTTATGCACTGGAGCATTGGTAATCTTCTCATACTGTCCGCTTCGGATTGCCAACTGGATCAGTCCGCGCGTCATGATCTGGAACTGCGACACCTTTCCGTAAGGAACGATGGCGGCAAAGCCCAGATTGGGGTTGATGGGCAGGTCGAGCGACGCAGCCACCATGGCCGAAGAGTAGATGCTTGCAGGATCAGAGTTCTGCAGCAGCCTGTTGTTGTTCACTACACTGAGCACGCTTGTTGCGAAGCCCTGTGCCTTCTGTCCGAGCATTGCCCGGAGGTTCTTCATCACATTCTCGTTGTTGAAGTAACCTTGAAGTTTGACGATGTTTGAATTTGCCATAATTACCTATGTTTATTTTTCATTTTCCGTTATGTATATTTGTCCGTACAATTTCTCATAGACCTCCCTGATTTCTGATAGCGTCACGAATCCCTCCTTCGGCTCTGGGCGAGGATAGTTGAGGACGAACTTGAGGTAGTCCTTCTTCTTGACTTTTCCACCGCCCTTGCCTGCATTGTCGAGTTTCTGTGACACAACCCAGTCCGAGCAGAGGTATGACGTGCGAACCGTCCCTTCTCCCTTGGTGCATACACGGAGGCCTCCCTTATCGAAGCGCTTGTGTGCGCAGGATGCGCAGCACATGACGATGCTTACTCCGTAGCCGTTTCTGTAGAATGCTTTTTTGGGCCTGTTTTCTTCCATATTGCTTATCTGTTGTTTTGTTCCTTAATGCTCCACCCGTTCAGCCTGTAGACCTCCCGTCGTGCCTCCTCCCTGGTGCTGCAGTCCCTGATGAACGTACCTGTCGAAAACCCGCCGCCGAGTTCGTGGTGCTGCCAGATGCCCCAGGATGAGCGGTGCGGAGCGTAATAGTACTGTCCGTCCTTCATCAACTGATGACCTCGACGAAAGACGATTTCTTGATGCCTTCACATTCAAGGTCTGCGAGACCCTGTGCCATGTACTCCTGGACGATCTTGTTGGCATTGGGGATGCTGACGGCATAGAGGGCGACTGGATACTTCGTCTTCTTCTCATCTCCGTTGTCGTTGATGAAGGTATCGACGATGGTGGCGATGTAGATGGCCTCTTCATCTGCGCCGGATGGTGTGTTGACGATCTCGCGCAGGTTTGAGCGCTTGACGGCAACTACGTCTGGAGTGGTGAGAGGGAGATCAAGGCCTTTAGCCTCTGCCTCCGCAAAGAGTTCCTGGTTCTCGACGATGTACTTGTCGGTTACTTCCTTGTCGTTGCCATTCTTGTCAACGACGATGTGCTTGACTGAAATCTCGTAAAACATAATTCTATAATTTTAAAATACTACACTGTTGAAGATGCGTAGGGCGTCCGTCCATGTCGAAATCTCAAGGCTCAGCGAGTCCAGCGACTTCTCCTCCGTGGACTCAGGATCGCCGAGCAGGCGAACCGTGCGGTCACCAATCTTGCATTCGATTGAACTCTGGTACTTGATGGGAGTGTTGCCTGCCCATGCCACCTCTTTTGTCTGAATTTTGAACTTTTCCATATCTATAAATGTTTGTGATTAATCTATCTCTGTTGCGAACACCAGTTGTCGGTAGACTGCCAGTAGCCTGCCAGCCATGCCTCCTCGGCGGTGGCATCGGGATGGTCACTCAGCCATTTCGCCATCTGATCCTTGTACGTCATAGCCTCGTCTGATGGTGTCGTTGCCGACGATGATGGACGATGTGGTGTCGTAGGCCTGAAGGTATTTGTCCAGACAGTATCCGATAGAGTCACGCTGGTATTCTGCTGTACGTGTCCTTGCCCTGCCGCTGGTGAATGTCAGAATATATGTCACTGCCGTAGTCACCGCGAAGATGACGATGGCCGACTTGGGGAACCGCGATACCAGTGCTGCAAGGCGGTTGAACAGGTAGCGGCAGAGGCTGATGATGCCGAAGATGATGCAGGTGACGACGCGCCAGATGCCCCACCCTGCGTTTCTGAGGCCTGAGAGGAAGCACACCTTCCACTGGCGCCATGAGTCAAATAAAAGATTCTTCATACGCTATACATTTTTTTTGTTAGTCTGATAATGCTGATTTGATGATTTCCCTGTAGGAGCCTGCCATCTCTCCGCCGATGAACACCTTGAGCGGTATTGCTATCGTGCGCCGCTCAGTCTTCTCGACGACCTTTGTTGCCGTATAGATGGCATTCGGGTCGTTTGCAGACATGCGCTTGGCGACCATCTGTGCATAGGCCTTGTCGACATTGTCCTCGACGGTCTCCTGTGAGCGTGCCTTGCGGTCGTACTTGGTGACGCAATATGACTCCTCAGGCTCCTCGATGCTCTCTGTGTCGATGACGGTGGTGTAGAAGTTCAGATCCTTGTCAGGAAGAGATACCCTGACCATCGGGTCTGTCTCCGTCGGCACTTCCTGAGGGTCTCCTAGCGCCCACAGTTCAGGCAGTTTACACCACCGCATGAACTGGTGGTAGAACTCCTCCGACTCCTCGTTCATCTCCCTGACGCCGTTCATCGTCTGGAATTCTCGGAAGAAGCGGAAGAAGCGGTCGTAGGCCTTTGCGAGGTTCTCCAGTTCCATCTTGATGGCGTGGCGCCTGGCTCCGGCAGCATCGAAGAGGTTGTCGACCTCTCCCTGCAGGCGGAATGCCGTGGTGTAGAGGCAGTGCATGGCGCATACGAGGAAGGAGATGCGGCTGAACAGGCCTAGTTCCTCTGCCTTCTTGGTGTCGAGTGCGCCGACTCCGTGCTGCCGGATCAGGCTCATGACCTTCCTTACGTCACCGGGCGACGGTGTGTTATTGATCACTTGTTCGTTCTTCATTTCCATTTCTCCTATAGTTGTCTGCGATGTGGGCAATGTCGTTCGCGATGATCACGATTGCTACGGCAGATGCGGCGATCAGCATAACTGTTATGATTGTCATTTTCTTGATTCTTTATATTTTCTGTATCTGTCGATTAAACCTTCTTCCTCGAACATCCAGTGCGATGAGTTGTTCGCTGCGCGTTCGCCTCCGATCTGCTCTGCAATCTCGCAGACGGTCTTCCGTGTGATGCCGAGCATCTCCGCCGCCTGACGAGAGTTGAGCAGTCTATTCTTCCTCGGCATGAGCCTTGCCATTCGCTGCATGAAACGGTCGTTGTTGACAAGGTTTTCCACGACGGCAGAAGAGATGCGCTGGATGTCGTAGTCAGTTAGCATGAGTAAACATTTTAGAATGGAACGCCAACCTTATATACGATTATTTCATACAAGTCCTTAGTTGTAAGAGGAGGTGCAAAAGAAGATGCTTCATATCCCTCCCTGTATGTCTTTCCCAAGATGTCAAGCACGTTCTCGATATCGATAGCAGAGCATGGCAGAAACGCATACATGGAATCAATGACAGTCACGACATCATCCCTTTTCTTGTAACTAGTCTCAAGGACTGCGGGGAACAGGATGTCTGCAAGTTCGTATGCGACGTCAATATCAAATTCTGTAGATCCGTTTGCCACGAACATCTCTTCTGAATTTACAAGTCCTTGTTCGCGAAGATCATGTATTCTATTTGCCAATCTGAAAATCAATGCGCCTCTTATAATGCCGTCAAAGCACTTGTAGCCCATAAACTCTTTTGAGACCTCGACAAATGCCTCAGGGATGCCGGTATTGACAGCACCAATGCTTTCTCCTTTTAGTACTTTTTCAACGCTATCGTATAGCGGCTTAAAAATGTCATTCATAACTTATTCTGCTTTTGATGGTTTGTAAAATTCAATTTTCTCCTTTCTCCCATATCTAAGGTTCAAGAAAGCCAGACCTTTCTGTTTAACCAGAACCTTGTTTTTAATCAATGGCGGCTTCCCTTCTCCCATATCTATTGGATCAAGTTGCGTCAATCTGAAATAGCCAGCGTCTATGTATTTTTGCTTCGGGTCGTTATTTGCCATAAGAATACCGTCTTCACGCAGTTTTTTAAAAAGGGTGTTTCTGCCAAAACCGAGTTGAAGGATTTTTGCTGCTTCGCCTATATCAACCTCGGAGTCGGAATCAAACGCATTCTTTGCAAAAGATACGTACTTGCTCTGGTTCTCTATAATCTTGTCCTTATGAGCAATCTCGTCAGCCTGCTGCTTGTTCTCCAAAGCAAGGCGCTCCTTCTCTTCCTCGGCCTGAACGACCATCAGGGCGAGTTGCTTACGTGAAAGACTCTGAATAGAATACGAACCAGTCTTGCGGATGCTGGGCAGGACTTCACCACATACCCAGTCTTGGAACGGCTCTGCTTGTGGCTTGTCGCTTCGCATGATTACACGATACAAATTCTTTTCGTTGATGAAAATCATTTGTTGTTCTCCGCTCGATGTGGGGGTATTAATCAAATTAACCCCCCTTTTGTCGAGTCGATTCTTGGTGGCTCCTGTTTGAAGTTCAAGAACCTTGCAAATGTCGGCAAGACAAAACATAGGATCGTCTGCCGTTCCTGCTGTGCGGATTTCTCCGAACTGCGGATTGTTAAAAACCTGAATATCCATACGCATACATTATTTATATATTACTGCTTATTTTTTCGGTTCACATCGTCAGGATGGACGACGCTGATCGTGATAGTGTTTGTGGATCGATCTACCTTTGTGGTGTAGGTCATCCCGTCTTCTCTCGGATACGCTGCTTTTGCCCTGCTGACAAGGTTCTTGACTGATTCAATGGCCTTGTAGTCTGGCAGCGTAACGGTCAGGCTTCCTCCTGTACCGATTGCATTGATGTCGAATGTCGAAATTTTATCTGCTACCATTCTTTAATTTGTTTAAATTATACTTAAATTTAATCTAAAAATTTGGCAGCATCACGGATTTTCCGTATATTTGCAGTCCCCACTGAAAGTTGCGGATTTTATTCATCCGTGATGGTCTGCCTTGTGTGAGGTTGTATTTACCAAAACACGAGTGCAAAGATAAGTAATATTCTGCTATATTCCAAATTATAGCAAATAAATGACATATTATTAAAGAATAATTAATAATACTAAAGATATTTTCACTAAATATTACGCTATATGGCACCATATGATGAATTTGGAGTGTTTATCAGCGACTTCTTCGGACAGTACATGAAGGGGATGACGCAGACTGAGATTGCCAAGGAACTTGGCACGCAACAGAGTGTCGTTTCAAAATGGTATTCAGGAGAACGCCTACCATCAGACGAAATAGTTACAAAGATAACTGAAATCCTCGGAAAGGACATCCGGCATGAAGTCAATGATGCAAGGAAGAAAAGGAATAGACGCATACACCTTAATATAGAGGATGTGCCGAAGAAATCTTCAGTTGAATTACATAAGGATTCCAAAGAGTACAAGCCGAGGGTCGAAGTGTATGCCAACGCAGGGACGCTGACAGAACAGATAGAGGCCTCGTTCGAGCAGATGCCTGTGATTGCCCAGATGCCAAGGTACGATTTCACCATCATCGTCAAGGGAGACTCCATGGAGCCTGAGTTCAGGAGCGGCGAGGAGATAGCGTGCCTTAATGTAGGAAACACAAACTATCGCCAGTGGGGAAGGCCGCATGTGCTGAACACCTCTCAAGGCGTCGTACTGAAAAGGATATACAAGGGCGAGAAAGGTTATATCTGCAGGTCGGAGAATCCGAAATACCCGGACTTTGAGGTTCCCGAAGACGAGGTGTGGCAGATTGCACTGGTAGTAGGCGTATTAAGAGTATATTAGAACGTATGGAAAAGAACTACGAGAGAGGTATAGACCGCATTCATGCACTGGCCAACTGGCTGATAGACCACAAGGTCGTGAGGTCGCTTCAGAACTTTGAGACGGTGTGCGGACTGTCGAAGTATTACATCAAAAACCTTTCGGCAACGGAAAAGGGCAATCCGGGTCTGGACGTCGTGGCAAAGATATATGACGTGTTCCCTTCCGTCAACCTGAAGTGGATGGTGACCGGCAAGGGCAATATGTTCACCGTCAGGAATGAGGAGGAACTGGCAGAGAGGCTCAGGATAGACATGGTGACCAACCAGGTGCTGTCGGCCAACAAGACGGAAGCAGACCTTAAGGATGCTCTGAAGAAGACGCTGCAGGACATGAAGGACGACCTGACGGCAGAGCAGAAGGTGGCGATCCTTGAAAAACTGCTTAAATCATGATACGGATATGATACTGATTTCCAAAATATGCCCGTAAGTGACTGAGTATCAGCGAAGGCAGTTATTCCCCTATCGACTACTGAAGGGGTTTTAGGACCCCTTTTTTGTTATACTGAAAATCAGACAGTTACATCTATAACACGCTGAAAAACAATAGAATAAGGGAATCAAGACTCTCGAAAAGCCTGTCCTAAAGTGGCGGAAAGCGGCAGAAAGTGGCGGGTGATTATGTTACCAAGTATGTTACCAATTTAAAATTTTATGTTACCAATTTATGAAAGTGCCTACAATACGCTACATGTTTGCCCGTAAGGGCTTGTCCCCGAAAGACGGGAAAGGCATGGTTGAGATGGTCATAACACACGGTACGGTGCGGAAATACCTGTCTACCGGGGTGTCCTGCTTCCCAGGCCACTGGAAGGGAGACGGCAAGAGGCAGATCTATGTCTCAGGCACAGGTGCGGACATGGAACTGAACCAGATACTGCTGACGATGTACCAAAAAGCATACAGAATCGTCTCACAGCAGGTCGAAAGCGGTCAGGTGGATATATCTGCTATACCGCAACTTTTGAAGGCTCAGTACGTAGATATGACGTTTCTGGAATATGTCTTCAGACGCATGGAGAAGAAAAATGTCGTAGAGTATACCAAAAGGTCGTATGTAAGTTTCTACAACAAGTTGTCTGAGTACGGCAGGATCAAGTTCTTCTCAGACATCACTGAAAAGGCCATCAGGGACTTCGACGAGTGGCTGCATGCCTATAAATGGACAGAGAAGGATGCAAGAGGCAATGATATCGTGAAAACGTACTCACAGGCCACCATCGGCTCATTTCACAAGAACCTGAAGAACTTCATCGCAGACGCCGTTGTGGACGGATACCTGAAAGAAAACGTTTATGTCTCGAAGGCCATCAAGGTGGACAAGGGGAAGACGCGTATAGACGAGTTCCTGACTGTTGAAGAACTGGAGGCCATAGAGAAGGCCGATATGCACCTCAGGAGCCTCTCGGAGTCAAGAGACCTGTTTCTGATGCAGTGCTATAGCGGGATGGCGTTCGTAGATCTGATGTCCTTCGATTTCTCTGAGGTAAAGGGAATGGAGGACGGAAGTGTTATCCATGGTGTACGCCACAAGACTGGTACGGAGTTCTCCTTCGTGCTGACGGACAAGGCGAGGGAGATCCTGGAGAAATACGGCTGGAGGCTGCCGAAACTGCCTAACCAGAAATACAATGCGAGGCTGAAGATGGTTGCCGATGCCGCCGGGATAGACAAGAACCTGACATCGCACATGGGAAGGCGGTCTGCAGGCATGATATGGCTGAACATGGGCATTCCCATCGAGATTGTGAGCCGATGTCTTGGACACTCTTCCATCATAACGACGCAGAAGGCATATGCGAGGGTGCTGGACAAGACCATCGCGGAGGCATTTGCGAAGGAAAAAAGCGCCAAGACAAATAACTGATATTCAGCGGGATAACTTTTATATAAACTTTATACGAACTTTATACGAACTTTATACAAGCCTTTTAGACTATAAAAAAAGAGTCGGGAGGGGAGTTCATTGTTCCCCTACCCGCTCTGTTACTTTAGAACAGTTCAAGTTGCCGCTTGTCCTGTCTTATGTCCACTTTGCCATAATCCTCAAATCGCGGGCATCTGGCAAATATCATCCTGTTGTTGCACCATCGCTGAAGGTCATGGTAGACGTGATCGGCATTCTGCTTGTCGTAAATCATCACATACGCCCAATATCCCAGTTCACGCAGGGTGTATATGCGTTCCAGATCCTGCTCAATCGTGCTTGTGTGGTTTACGAGGACATAGACGATGGAGTTGTGCATATGAGGCTTGGTGCTGCATATCTCGGAAAACATTTTCAGTTTCGGCAGAATCTTATCCTTGTCCTCATATCTGTCCCAAGCAAAATGTATATCCTTTATTCGGATACGGCTTATTGCCATGCATTTCTCCTCCGTCAGCATCCGTGCATCAAGTCCCTGGTTGAAGTCTATCAATGCGCGGCTTTCCTCCAATTGGAAGAACAGGTCTTTCCATTCCTTACAGGCAAGTATGTTTGGGTCATTCAAGATGATTGATTTTTGCCCCCCCCAGAACTCAGACAAGTCTGCAACCTTTCGACTGCACAACCCTTCTTTCTTGCCTACAATACAGAATTGGCATCCACGCGGACATCCTCTCGTCAGGAATCCATATGCGGTATCTGTGATGCCGTAGAGCGAATAGTCTGGACATATATGCTCTATCTCGTCAGGAAGAGGCTTGTCATCTTCAATCTGATAATGCTCGCCGCCAGCGCCATGGATAGCGTAGCCGGTTCCGCCTTTGATGACCTTGTCGGCATTTATGACGTAACCGAAGTCGGGAGTGAAGGAAAACACCTTCGACATGTACACCAGACTATAGTGCGCGAACGGGTTGTACCATTCCACGTCGTCGCCCTGATGCTTGTGCCATGCCGACAACTTCATCAGAGCAAGGTTCGGGAAGTTGTGCCCGTCCACGTCTATCAATCCTATTTTCATAATCCGCTATTTCAGAACAGTTCCATCTGTCTGCACTCACCCTTTGCCAATTCAGCACCCGGCTCGATAAACATCTTCCTAAACAGGTGGAAGAGTACATCGACAACGATGCTATTGCCTGCCAGTTTGTACTGACCGCTGTTAGAGATACCTGACGCCTGAATTTTGTCAATGTCGGCATCGTCAACACCCATCAAGCGAAAACATTCCCTTGGCGTAAGTTTCCTGATTCTGAACTTCTTGCCCTGCAACTCGGCGGGCAACTCGATTTGCTTCTTTTCTTTTTCCATGTCTTTATCAATTAGAATTTTTGTAATAAGTTGTTCGACTGGCAATGAATACAGGTTGATACCCCCCGTACTCAGGATTTCACAAGCCTTGTTGTGCCATCCCTTTACATTGAGCCTTCCGGCGATTATTATCTTGTCATTCATCTTCGTAAATGATTATCTTTGGAGCGTTACAACTACCGATACCTCTTCCGCGTAATCCCTGTCCTGACCTTAACGCTGGTGATATACCCGTCGTATCAAATACATCTCCATTTTGCCCTTGGCTTGGGTATATGTTTCCCACATACTTAATCTTGCACATCATCTTCAATAATTATCATTGGTTCCCGATTACCCCCCCCCATTGTCATTATGGCGGGCGAGATGCATTCCTTATCCCACACATTCCCGGCAAAGCCTGTATTGTACTGCTCTCCGTAGATATTGAAAAGCCTTTTCGGCTGCACGTCATTCATACACAATTATCTTAGGTTCTAAATTGCCCCCCCCGTAGCAATAAACCGCTGGTGCAATGCCTTCTATGCTGTACACCCTGCCACGTTGTGGGTTCTTGAAGCCGATATTCGTATCATCGACTATATTACCAACTTGTATCACTCGTATATCTCGCATACTAAATTGTCCTTTGTCATCATCGTTGTCACTGCTCCGCTGATATATCCAAGAATACACATACGCTTCGCTTTCGAGAACCTTGCGCCCTTGTCACCATAGAGATGCCGTCTGCGTTTCTCTTCCTCGGTGCGCTCACGTCCGACTGCATATATGTCAACTATTCTCATCTATCTCAACTATCAAAGTAAAACCTTGCAGGCATTTTATTGTCGGTGTGAAGTCGTTGCTGAATGTCTCCAGTGCGACTGCATCCGCAAAGCCTCTGCCCCCCCCCTAAAATCTTGGCGGAGAACAGCCTTGATAGGTCTGTCCCGTTCGTATGCCTTATCCTAATCTTCTTCATACTCTACCACTCCAGTTATTCCTTGTCCCGTACCAATGAGGAAGGAGATGAACCCGCACTTTCCGTAACAGGCACGGATGGCTCTGCACAGCCCCCCCCTATCAGCATTAATAAACGTTATCTTCTTCATACTCCGTAACCCAATAATGGTTGCACTGATCTACCCTTGTTGTTATCGTGACGAATACATCCTGCCATACGCACATATTGTACAGGTCTATGCATTGCCCCCCCTGATTGGCAGGTTCCCACTCTCAAGGAGTTTTCTCATCCTGATTCCGCCCGTCTTTTCTCTACTCATAGTGTGAATAAGGACAATCATCGTTGAACTGACATACATCGCAAATACGCAAGTCACCGTGATTACATGTCCTTCTTTTAGCATTAATCGGGGTTTTCTTCGTTCTTCGCATATCTCCATCTGTATCCGTACTTTGTCCGACGGGTGCTGAATCGACTTTTATTAGACCTACATGAGTCTCTTATTGTCCTGGAATCTACACCAGCGACCCTTACCGCTTCCGAAATAGATGGAAACGTCCTGATGTATGTTCCATCTTCTGTATATTGCGAAACACGAATAGACATTTTTGGGTTATTGAGTTGTGTTTTACTATTTCTTATATTAATACCATTGTATGTGTTGTTGTAATAATAAGTACACCATTCAAGATTCTCGACTCGATTGTCAAGTTTATCCTCATTCTTGTGGTTTATACAAGGCAGGTTGTCAGGGTTTGGGATGAACGCATTTGCTACAAGCCTATGGATTTTCATACTATAACGCTTACCCTCTTTAAACAAATCAACACAAAGATATTGTTTTCCTTTGGGACCAACCAAGTTTTGTTTCATTATACGGCCTTTTATAAATAACGCGCCACATCCTTTCCTTGGCACGGTTTTATCGTAAGAACGAACTTCACCTTGATTTGATATTGAATAAAGACCTTCAAATCCTTTAATGTCTTTCCAAATACTTTCCATTTTGTTGCTATTTAAGTTCATAATGACCTGTTTCTATAACTCCCATTCTTGGGTAGTGTGCCGTACTTATCATATTGGCAAATGACGCATATTCGTAGGTCGCCGTGATTGCAGGAGCGCATCCGTCCTTCGTCACTGGGATAGTGTATTGTTCTTCGCATATCCATTGGGGGGGGGGGTAAATTTGTTAATACTCATATACTTTCAAAAACTGCTGGTTGTTTGCCGAAATGCGTGTAGTAACGCTGAACGGGAGTTCCTCGTCGCACCCACCCCATGTCCAGTGTCTGCTGTCAAAGAAGCACTCTTCGTCGGGGAGATACGGAATCATATTCCAAGGGCTGTTCGTCACGCCTTCCGGCTTTTTCAACTTATGTATCATACTCAATTATCTTCGGTTCGACGCCGCTGTGATGCCCGACACCAAGGCAAGGAGAAAGACCTTCAGGGTCATACACCCATCCGTTCTGTTGACTCCTCCATATCTGGAATAACCGCAACGCCCGTTGCTCCGTACCCCCCCCCCTCTAATGAAATTA